ATCATAAATTGCAAATTGCGCGTCAATTTTTTCTGCGTGTTCTGGATAAATCGCTTTCAATTCTTCTTTGTCAGTCCACTTCGCGCGGAAAATATATTTCGCGTCGCTGAAATTTGCTTTATGGCTTTCGGGGTCTACATATATGCTGAATGGATTTTCGCGCTGTATAAATGCCTCGCCTTTGTCTGTTTCTTCGTTGACTTTGTAACCTACAAACAACCAACCTAAACCGCCTATCGCCATATCCACAAATGCCGCTGATTCTTCATTGTCATAGCCGCACCTGTCGCAAATGTATTTTGTTACATCTGTTCTGACTTCCGCAAGTTCTACATCGTCTGGCGTTCTTCCCAAAAAATTTACATCATAGCGGTGAATTTTTTGATAACCGCTCAGCAAATTTATCAATGGCTTTATTCTGTTTATCACCAGTGGCGCACGGGCTGTTTCTGCAAACTTTTTTAAATCTGCCTTGCTCCATTGCTTACCTTCCACAAACTCATAATCTTCTCGCGCTTCTATCTGCCAATCGTGCCAATAATCCACTGCGTCCCTGAACCATTGTCTGTATTTCCCTATCCCACGCTTTTTATACATCGGGTCACTCGGCAACATTTCTACTTTTTCAATCTCAATTTTCACTTCCACTTTCTCACCGCCTTTTGTAAATAAAAAACACATAGGACAAAAATTTTCACCCTATGTGCTAAAAATTATTATTGTGCTGTCCACTCATCACAAACATTTTCCAACAGTGCAAAATTACAATAACTTTGAAAAATTTTCCCTGTCTGCTTTTGTTTGTCATAAATCATTTTCGCTTTTTTTAGTATGCCGTCTTGAACATTTTGCAAAAATAAAAATTCTTTTACCAACAATGATTTATATCTTTCATCTTGAATTTTGTTGAAGTCTATGCGTTGAAAGCAATCATCAGGAACAGGTATCATTTTGTTAATTTCCAACGCACTTAAAATTTTGGTATTTCCATTTTCTGTATGCCTGACAATATCATTTGCTCTAATTTCACTCTCATCAACTTTTTCATAAATCAAGTAGTGAGCTTGTCCCACATTTTTCCACTTAATATGCTTAACTTTTGCAGAAGTCAACGGAATAAAATATTGTCTGCCTTCAACTAAAACCACCACACCTAAATAGGGCTTTTTGGTATAGTCAATTCGTTCAGAATATCTGACTTCCTTATCCTTATCGTACAAAGCCGCCAAATATTCTGTATCGACGTTGTACAAACCGAATTTTCTAAACTGTTCCTGCAATTAAATTCACATCTTTCAGAATCTAAAATAGGGAAGAGTCAATCTCCCCTAAATCCTTAACGCTTCACACTTTGGTTGTAGGTGGCGAGACACCTTCTTTAACGTCCCACACTTGATTAAGGCGGTGGAACACCTTCAGGGGCATTTTAATTCATCTTGTGCTTTTAGTCAATGCAGTTTTTATTTTTTTTCTTCAAATTTTGGCAACTGAATTGCCGCTAAAACTTCTTCAAGTGCTTTTTTCAAATTGTTAAGAAATTTCTCCATTCAAGCTAAATACTCCAGTTAGTCTTTTCTTCGCTTGTGTACCTGTCACGCACGACTGTTTTTAATCTCATCGGCGCAAATGGTCTACTCATCAAGCCATATGCTACTGCGTCTGTTATATGGTCTTCTCCTTGCGTATCATAAGTTTCTGGATTGTATTTGTCAAATCCTAACATCGGTATCGTCCTTATCGCGTGAACGCAATTTTCAAAAAAATACAGCGCAGGTTTATAACTTCCGTCTTTCATTTCATTGCCTATCAACCTTTCCTTAATCGCATTCGCGCCTTCTACTCTGCCTTTTGAACTTTTGCCAAAAGTCACCAATCCTGCCTTGTAAAGTTCGTTGTTTATCGCCTCTGCTATCGTTTCGCCTGTCACGCCCGTCCTCGCCCAACAAGCATTATCTAACACGCCATAACTTACATTTTCTTCAGGCTTTTCAAGTTGTGCAATTTTCTTGCCGACTTGACTTGCTGTTTCTCCTGTTCCTACATTCGCCTTGCCGCCATATCCGTAAAGTTCACGATAACAATAAATATTGCCGTCATAATCCACCGCAAACCACAATACAGCGTAAGGTTTCGCCATTCCCCAGTCCATACTCCGAAATTTTACCCAATCTTTCGGAATTGCAAATGGCTTTACAATGTGCAAGTCATTCCGCCATTCCTTGAAAAATTGTCCTTCGCCAAGTCCCCATTCGCCAGCTCCTACCACTCTGTAAAGTTCAGGATTTGTTTTTTCCAAACTGTCATACAGCGCAATATCCACTTCTGACAAAAATTCATTGCATTTATAAGTTGTTGTCATCGCTAAAGTGTTTTTGTCTGGATTATCAAAAAATCTTTCTTTCAGCCAACACTCTGACCACGGATTGAACGTTATCAGCCATTGAATGTAATAACCCTCAGGCAACTGTCCTCTCAGTGATAAATCCACTTTTTCAAAATCTGTTTCACTGCATTCAAAAAATTCTTCGCCCCATACAAAGCACAAATGCCCGTGTTCCACTGTTATTGACGCTATCTTATCGGCATCGTCCATCCCTCGAAATAATATTTTCTGTCCTGTCGGCAAATATATGAACTGCAGAGGATTTACCGTACACTTCCAATATTCTTCAACTCCAAGCCGATTTATCGCCCACTTCAACTGTGCATAACAACTGTCTTTCAATGTTGCCAGCGTCTGCCTTATCACCAAAGCATTTGCCAGCGGATACTGCATTAACCGCACTATCAACTTTAACGCCGCTGTCGTTGACTTCTTGCTTGCTTTACTTCCCTTGCATACCACATACCGCTTTTTGCTGTTCCAAAATTCGTCGTAGCCACCGCCCACAATTTCCGACAGTGATATTTTATTCTTCAACATCTTTTTCACTCCGCAAATCATCTACCAAGACAATCGGTATCGCATTTTCTGCAAAATTGCCTTTGTATTTAATTTCCACTTCCAATTTTTTATTTTCAAGTTCGCGTCGCTTATATTCAAGTTCATCAAAACCAAAAATCTTTGAAAGTTCCTTCAACGCAAATGTTTTATCTTCCAACTTTACCGACACATCGCCTTTTACCTGCCTTATCTCCGCTATCGTCGAAGTATCCACATTTTCACTTTCTGCCAAGTCTATGTAATTCACCATTCGCTTTGCTGGTTCGCCTGTTCTCTTGTCTATCGCCACTCCTCGAAGTCCCACTACTACTTCTTCGCGCCTACCGAACTTCACAAAGTCGCCTATATCTGCACCGACTATCTTCAACAACTTCTTGATATAATCTGCCAATTCAAAATTGTAATGACTTCTCATTGTTTCGCGCAGTCGCTCTATCTCCGCCTTTATCTTTTCATCGTTCAAAAGCCTGTACGCCATACTGCTTGCACTGTCATTTTCTCCGCCATACGCTTTTAAATACGCCTGTCGCGCATTAAAACACTCCACATAATACAGGCAAAACAACTTCTGCTTTTCTGTCAACTCCGAACTGTCCAAACTGTCAAAAAGTTCATTTTTCAACTTCTCCGAATCTTTATCTTTGTACCCTTTTTGGGTACATTTTTCGGGTACATTGGGTACAAATTTTTTTCTCTCCCAACCTTCTCGCTGTATCCACTTTTTCAATGTATTAACGCTAATATTGTACTTCGCCGCAATGTCTTTGTAACTCATTCCAAGCCGATAATCCAACTTCGCCTTTTCCTTTATTTCGTTCACTTATATCACCTCCCAAAAGTCGCTTGTCCTTTTTACTTATTAAAAAAAATATTTTTCAATCTGTAATTTATATAATCAGATGTCGCTTGTGGGTGTACCCCCCGCCTGAATTTCCAACGCCTTACCTGCAAAAAAATCTACAATCACTCCGACTACTCAACAGATTTAACTTTCATTTTCTTTTCAGTCTGCATTTTACTTCAACCGAGTTTCCAAGTTCTGAAGTTACAAAGAATCTGATTGTAAAAATTTATTTTTGATTTTAACTCAAATGTAATTTGAAATATCTTTTATGAATTTATTTACAGGTTCTCTAAACAGTTTGTAAATTAAAATCAATCCTACCGAAATTTTACATTTAAAATCTGTGTCGAAGTCTTGGAACTTGAAAACTTTTAAACCTTTGTACCCCTAAATTTGCTTGAAACTTTTCTGACAGTGGAGAACGATTTAATTTTTCCTGCAGGTCTGTTAAATGCTTTTCGCTATCTGCCCAAAATGCTGGATTTCTTTCAACTACTCTTTCAGCTGTGCTTGGTTTCGGTGTTAATGAATCTCTAAACGCTTG